CTAACAGGCAGGGCGTTTGCAGATTCAGTAAAGACTATTCGTCATGCAGTAAATGGCGTATACATTCAATCTGATGACTTAGAGGCACAGCGGTTAGTTGATATAGCAAGAACAGGTACAGCGGCAGAGAGTGCGGCCGCAGTTGAGAAGTTACATACCTTATATGCTAGGGATAGGGTTGGTAATAACCTTAGACGTTACTCTACCCAGATGGCGCAGGATAGCTTGATGCAGTTTGATGCTTCCATTAACACCGCTATAGGTAAAGAGTCAGGCGCGACTAAATGGAAGTATTACGGCACAACAGTCAGAGATACTAGACCATTTTGCAGGGAACACGTTAATCAGGTGTTTACTACAGAAGAGATAGAGAAAACATGGGCGGGTAGTTGGAAAGGCAAGGCCGCTGGCGATCCGTTTATTGTAAGGGGCGGCTATAACTGTCGCCATCATTTTAGACCAGTACTAGAGGATTAATCATGCCACAAGGTAAAGGTACATACGGAAGCAAGGTCGGAAGACCGAAAAAGAAGAAAAAGAAGAAGATGGTTAAAAAATAACCATTTGTGATACACTACAGATTCACCAATACTCTTTAAGAGGCACGCGACATGAGCGATGAAATCATGGAAACAGAAGCAGAGACTGAAACTGCGGCAGTAGAAAGTCAGGAAACTAAAACCTTTACTCAGGATGAACTAGACCGCATTGTTGCGGATCGTGTTGCAAGAGAGCAACGAAAGTTCGACAAGAAACTATCTGGTGTTGATCTGGATGAAGCAAAAGAACTGTTGGCACAAAGAGAAGCCGCAGAACTGGAGCGACAAAAAGAGCGCGGAGAGTTTGACTCAATCCTGAAGAAAACGGTTGAGAAAAAAGACATGGAGATACAGAGTTATAAAACGAAGTTGCAACAGACGCTTGTTGATGGAGCGATTCTAGGTGCGGCATCTAACAATAACGCTGTTAATCCGAATCAAGTTTCTCAGTTGCTTAAAACCAATACTCGCCTGTCAGATGACGGCAATGTAGAGGTGCTAGACGATAACGGCACACCGCGATACAATGACAGCGGTGATCTGCTATCAGTCAATGAGATGGTAGCTGAATTCTTGACAGCAAACCCGCATATGGTCAAAGCGTCACAAGGTGGCACTGGCTCGATGGGTAACGCTGGTGGCTCGACACAGAAGCCTCAATCTGTGGCAGATATGGTTGCAAACTGGAGTGATGGTGGCAAAGAAGCATTTGCCGCTATGAAAAAAGCGTAACCACCAAACCACAATTTTATTTTTATTTAGAGGACTTTTAAAATGGCCGCAACAACTTCAACTACTCTCGACGATCTATTTGCGAATATTATCGCTCAGGCTCGTTTCACTGCTGAAGAGCAGTCTTTAATGCTGGGTCTTGTTACTCAGTACAACATCGGCAACCAAGCTGGCAAAACTATTCAGGTTCCTAAGTACCCTGCAATAGCGGCCGCTGATTTGACCGAAGGCACAGATATGACTTCAACCACTGTATCTACTAGCTCAGTTTCTGTAACTGTAGGCGAAGTAGGCGCACAGGTATTGTTGACTGATCTAGCCGCTATGGGTGCTGGCAATCCTGCTGAAGAATTAGGAACTGTACTTGGTAACGCTATCGCTACTAAGATGGATACTGACCTGATTGCTTTGTTTGATGGATTCTCTGGTTCTATCGGTACTGCTGGTGCAGAGATCACTGTAGCTGACCTATTCAAGGCGGCCGCAACTCTACGCGCTAACAAAGTAACTGGCGTAATCAATGCTGTAGTACACCCATATCAGGCGTACCAGTTGAAGGCTAACCTAACTAACACCTTTGCTAATCCAAATGGTGGCGACTTGCAGAACGAAGCAATGCGTAACGGTTATGTTGGTACTATCGCTGGTATCAATGTATATGAGTCTGCTAATGTTTCTATCGACGGCAATGACGATGCTAAAGGCGCGGTATTCGCTCCAGAAGCACTTGCTATCGCTATGAAGCGCGACTTCCAAATTGAGCCACAGCGCGATGCTTCTAATCGTGCCTTTGAGCTTAACGCTACTGCCATTTATGGTGTTGGCGAGTTGGATGACTCGTTTGGTGTTGAAGTCCTTTCGGATGCCGCACTGTAAGACTATGGATGCCCCCTTTTCGGAGGGGGCTATCTTTTGAGGTAACTATGGCAATAACGTATCGTGGCGAAAGGTTCGAGGGCTATAACAAGCCAAAGCGCACTAGGAATCACCCAGAAAAGAGCCATGCAGTATTGGCTAAAGAGGGTGACAAGGTACGCTTGATTCGATTCGGTCAACAGGGAGCAGATAACAAGCCTCCCCGTAAAAACGAAAGCGAAGCAGATAAGGCCAAGCGTAGAGCGTTTAAGGCTAGGTTTGCAAAAGATATAGCAAGAGGCCGCAAAGATAAAACAGCATCAGCGGCATACTGGGCAGACAAGGTGAAATGGTAATGGCATTCTCTCAAGATTCAGACTTAGTTGATCTAATCCCTGATATTCTTTCTTTAGGTATCACATCATTTACTGACGATCATGCAAAAGCGCAATCAGATATTGAGCGCGAGTTGCGGATTAAGTGGTGGCCTAAGAAAGGTATAGCGGGTGAGATGGAGAACTCCAAACTTACTGACTCACAGTTTACTCGATGTTCTGCTTATTTAGTGTTAGCCAGGTACGCATTACCGCAACTAACTAACTGGGTAGAAGATGACCGATTCCAAAACATGATGGACTTTTATAAAGCCCGTTATGGTGAAGAGTTCGACGCTATTCTGAGAGATGGCGTTGAGTACGATGATGATGGCAACAGCACTATCGACGATGACGAAAAGCAATCAGTGAACTCTGGTCGGCTGATTAGATAATGGATATACGCCTACAAACTAACGCTAAAGAGATTGCCAGAAGAGTAGGCAAAAAAGGCAAGGAGCTATCTGCCAGCGTTAAACGGGCGTTACTGATTACAGCGCAGGAAGGCGTAAATGTAATACAGGATAGGACTGCCAAGGGTGTAGGCTATAAAGGCGTATTCGCATCATATACACCAGAGTATGCATCGTTTAGATCAGGGAAAGGCAGAGGCACTAAGCCAGATTTAAACTTTACTGGTCAGATGTTAGGCGCAATGACAGTGACGGCTAACAGTAAACAGGCTGAGATATTTTTCAGCAGAGCGACTGAATCTAAAAAGGCCGCAATGAACGACAAGAAAAGACCGTTCTTTGGCTTTAACGATCAGGAAGAAAAGCAACTGGGTAAGGTATTCTTTAAGGCGTTGAAATGAGTGTAAGAGAGAACATTGCCAATAATATCGTTACTACCCTGCAAGCGATCACATCGCCTGTAGCGGTTAAGTACGTTACGCGAGAGCCATTTGCTTTTGACAAGTTATCGAATGCTCAGTTCCCAGCGATTCTCGTTAGGAGCGCAGGAGAGAACAGAGAGGATAGTAGTCTAGGCGGGTCAATCACTCAGCGCATGGCTACAATAGATTATGAGCTGGTTTGTTTTGTTAAAGGGTCGGTAATTGATACAGCCCGAAATAACATTATCGAAGCAGTTGAAGAGGGTCTTGATGTTGATCGATTGCGTGGGGCTAATGCCTTAGATACGCAGATCACTAACATTGAGATTGATCAGGGTTCTATTGATCCCATTGGTGGGGTCATTATTACAGTTCGCGTGCTATATCAGTATACTCGCGGCACAACTTAACTTTATTTAGAGGTATAAATCATGGCGACTAAAACAGGCGCATCTGGAGTAGTAAAAGTACAAGTCTCAGGCACGACTGTTGCCGTGGTTGGCGAAGTACGATCTTTCACTTTTGACGGTTCAGCAGACACTATTGAAGATTCTGTAATGGGCGATACTGCACGTACTTACAAGCAGGGTCTAGCAACTAACACAGTATCTATCGAATGCTACTGGGATGAAGCAGACGCACAGCAGTTAATCTTAGACGAGCGTGCTGATGTAGACTTTGAAATCTATCCTACTGGTACTGGCTCTGGCGAGACTTTCTTCAGTGGTGGTGGAATCGTTACTTCACGTTCTATTACAGGCGCATTTGATGGCATGGTTGAAGCCAGCTTTACCATCCAGTGCAGTGGAGCAGTTGTTGAAGCACAAGTTTAATTAGGGGGATAAACCATGGGATTAGCTAAAGAGTTACGCAACAGAAGGGAAGTAAAAGCGCGAGAAGTATTAGTTCCTGCGTGGGGTGATGAATCTGGAGATTTTAAGTTATATTGCAGGGCTATTACCTGTTACGACTTGGATCAACTCCAGAAGAAGCACCCTAACTTCCTGAACAACACTACCATCGGTGCAATGGTGGATTTGATCTGCATGAAGGCAGAAGATGAGGGCGGTAATAAACTCTTTTCATCTGCTGAAGATCGCATGGATTTGATGGGCGAAGAAACTAATATCATTAGTGACATTGCAAATCAGATGTTTGCAGAGATCGAGTCTATTGAGGCAATCGAGGGAAACTGAGAACCGATCAATCAAGGATAAACTTATTGTCTTTGGCTGATCGGCTTCACATAACAATAGCAGAGGCAGAGCAAATGCCTGTCAACCACTTTAACGAGTGGCTGGCCTATTTCCAGATAATGAGTGAGAGCGATGGCTGAAAACGTCAAGATTACGATAAGCGCGATTGATAAGACTAAGAAAGCCTTTAATGGCGTAACGTCTGGTCTTAGGGCAGTTTCAAAAGCCGCATTCTCAATGAAAGGCGCACTAGTTGCGGCCGCTGGCCCTGCCGCTATTGGCTTTTTGATTAAGCAATCATTAACTGCAACTGATTCTCTTAAAAAGACTGCTGACAAAATAGGCACATCGACTGAGGCTTTAAGCAAATTCCAATTTGCCGCTGAATTGACGGGCGTGAGTGTTGAAACTGTCAACATGGCCGCGCAAAGATTTACCCGTAGACTTGCAGAAGCCGCAAGGGGTACTGGCGAGGCTAAGGGCGCGTTACAAGAATTAAACATCAACGCAGAAGAATTGAAGAAAAAGTCGCTCGATGAGCAAATGCTTGATCTTGCTGATGCGTTTGGCAATGTACAAACATCAGCGGATAAAGTCAGATTAGCGATGAAGCTGTTTGATTCTGAAGGTGTATCATTAGTTAATACACTTGCAGAAGGCAGTGATGGCCTTAAAGAAATGTTTGCAGAGGCCGAAACGCTTGGCATAGTTATGTCAGGCAGGGCGGCACAAGGCGTAGAAGATGCTAACGATGCGCTTACTAAGTTATTTGCTTTATTTAAAGGCATTAGGGATCAAATAACTGCCGCATTAGCACCAGTAATAGAACATCTTGCAGATTTATTGAAAAATAAGTTACTTGTAGCAATACAAGAAGCAAGTGGGTCTATAGAGCAATTTGCAAATCAAGTAATTAAAGACATTATTATTGGGTTTGGTAATTTTGTTATCGGTGTTGGCAATGCTGTATCTGCATTAACTACTTTTGCAAATGAAGTATCAAATGTTTTTGGCAGAGTTAAAAAGTATTTTGATGAAACATATATTTTTATTGAAAATGCTTTTGGATATGAAACATCTGATAAAATAAGAGCCGCTGGACAGGCCATTGTTGATTTTGGTAATAGCAGTGCTTTTGCATTTGGACAATTAAAAGAAAACAACCAAGAATTAGAAAAAACGCCCACTATATTCAACAGATGGGGCGATGCCATTAAGAATGTATCTGATGCAATGCCTAGCTTGCGCGATCAAATGGTAACTGTAGGGAAAACTCTTGAAACATCATTAACTGATGGCTTTACTGCCGCAATCAGTGGCGCGAAGTCATTTGGCGATGCAATGAAGAGCATGGCTAAAACTGTCGTAGATTCGTTGATTAAAATGATGGTGCAATATTACATTACTAAGCCAATACTAGATTTAGTTGGTGGCGCACTTGGAATACCGACTACATCTCCATCAGGAAAAGCTATTGGTGGATCAGTACAATCAGGTCAG